ATTTATTGTAGGTGCGACAATAATAGCACTAGCATTTCTAGCACCTTATTGGGCTATCGGAATAGGAATAGTTGCAATAGGTGGTGGGCTAACTTATGGTGCCTTTTATGCGTGGAGTAATTATTTGTATCTACTTGATGTAAGTATACCCTTGTTAACTTTGTTAATTGTGGGATTACATGCAGTCTTTAGTAGATTCATGCGTGAATACTTTGAGAAGATGGAAATTAAAAAGCAGTTTGCAGGTTACGCATCACCTACAGTTGTGCGTATGCTACAGGAAAATCCTGCGTTGATTAAGGAAGGTATGAAGCGTGAAGTTAGTATTTGTTTTAGTGACTTGCGTGGATTTACACCACTGGGCGAGAGTTTTGGTGATGATGTAAAAGGACTAACTAAGATTATGAATGGCTATATGGATGCCATAACGCAACCTGTCCTAGACATGGACGGAATGATTATTAAGTATATAGGTGACGCAAGTATGCATGTACATAATGCACCTATAGAAGATCCACACCACCCACGTACAGCGGTGCAATGTGGACTAGATATGCTGAAAGCAGTAGAGAAGTTCAATGTACGACTTAAAGAAGAAGATAGGCCACCTGTTGGAATGGGTGCTGGAATCAATACTGGACTTGGATACCTTGGAGAAATGGGATCAACACAAAGACACTCCTATGATGTATTGGGCGACAGCGTTAGCACGGCCGCAAGAATTGAGAGCAAGTGTAAAGAATATGGGTGTGTACTATTAATAGGTGATGCCACTTATCAACTTACTAAAGACGATTTCTTTTACTTAAAAATAGATGACTTAGCAGTTAAAGGTAAGACTGTTGGTATTGGTATTTGGACTGTATTAGATAATCCTAAGCCAGCGTGGAGAACTACTAGACGTTACCACGAGGACATGCACAAAGCATATCAAGCACAAGAGTTTGATAAGGCTATTGAAATATGTAATAAGATATATAGTCATTTTGATGGACAAATGACTGGCTACTATGATATGTGGATTGAACGTTGTGAATATATGAAGACACAGGAGTTACCATCCGATTGGAACGGCGTCTTTATAGCTACTACAAAGTAGTAAATATTAGCCAAGCATCCACAGATACATACACATTTTTCCTAGTACTACGCCTATTAATACTCCACATAGTCCTACTACTACCATTTCCCATGTATGCCAACTGGGTTGGCTATTATCCAGCCATGCTTTAGTTGTTTCGTTCTGGCGATCGTACCATTGACTCCAACTCATTTCTTTTTATCCCGTTTTGCTTTCTCTATATCGTCTAGGTTAACATCTAGTTTGTTACCTGTCATTTTCTCATATTCTTCTTTAAATTCTAAAACCATATTAAGTTTCTGCTGGAGTCTAATCATATCATTATCTAACATGCGTACTCTATCGATTAGTCCGATAAGAGTTCCCATAGCACCTCCAAGTACTGGCTTTATCTCAGACACTACCCATTTCCATACATAGTATATAAGGTAAGCCATTCCAATGGCGGCTACTATGGGGAACCCATATTGTCCTATAGCGTCACTTATTAGATTCATTTTGATCTTCAGGGTTGCATCTAATTAACCAACCACTCTCATTAACAATAAAACGATCTCCTGGCTTGTATAGGTGATGGTCTTTTGCACTACCATCTTTTTGTTTACCCATTACTTCGCCTTCCCAATCGCCTTTGACTGTGAAGTTTGGTCCGGCTTGATCTATTGTATAATCTACCCACATCATCTTAGTCTCTCCTTGCGTCCGCTTTGCCTTCGTTTGCGGCTATCCTATCGGTATTAGGTTTTACTCCTAACGCATAACTCATTAGTGCATCGATCTTAACTAAGTCGTTGTTCATAGTTTGTACCCGATTATCTAAGCTATCGATCATACTATTAATAGTCTGTACTTGTACAGTCACGCTACCAAGTATGAACTTCAGCGTGGTGAAAATAAAAAAGCCAGCACCAACGGCACTAGCTATCGGGAAACCTACGTCTCCAATAAATCCAAGGAACTCCATGTTCCACTCTCCCCCCGACAGTTATGTACTTGTATTTAGTCTATCGGTTATCAGAGGTGTAGTCTTCTCCTGTGAGTTCTTTATAATACTGTAACCAAATGTCTTCGTAGTCCTGTCCCCATTCATTATTGAACGGACCACCATTTGTAAAGTGCAATCCCCAGGGCTCGCCCTGACAAATACCATAGTCACCTACTAACCAGTTCCAACGAACATCCATCATACCAATAATATGATCCTTTGTCCATTCAAATCTGTGTAAAAATTTAGGAGTTTGATTGTTTACAAGCATGGGAGTAAGTGTTTTTGTATGCTCATGTCCACAGTTATAGAATATAAGACTACTCCAGTTCTTCATTGGTAGTTGTTCTTGCTTCTTCCCATAGAATTTTACATCTTGTGCAGGAATATATGGAGCATGTCTTATAACAAAACAGCTCATCATATCAGCGTTAGGTGTTTGTGCTAGTTCTTCGCCCAGCGTACAAACATCTTTTGTGAATACAAAGTCTGAGTCTACAAATATTGCCCAGCCCTCATAGTTTTCTAAATGTGGTACAAGGAAACGGCTGTAGGAAAAATCCGTACTACCATTATCCTGTCTCCAATATAGATTTTGTTCCCTTAATTCATCTGTTTTAAGATGAACTATATCAACATCAGACTTAGCATGTTTATGAATACTATACTCACAAACTCTACTAGCGTCTTCTTGATGGCTATCATATCCTATGTATATTTTCATTCCAAATATTGGCGCTACCTTCTCCACTTTTGCAACCGTTTGTATTACAGTTACTACAAGCAGAGAGCTTGCTTCTATTACCTTCTAATAATTGTTTCCTTACATCTGTAAACTGTCTTGACATCCATATATCACTAAAGGTATTATGGTTTATATTGCCAAAGTCTGTCTGTTTTCTAGCCCAGTCGTTACAGCATAAGCCTACTCCACCGTCCCAATCTACAAATGCCTTATACATTGGCATCCAGCAAGGGCGTTGCATTGATTTAACTTTGCCTAACGTCCCACCTCGATTGTTAAAGTTATATAAGTCTAATAGGTTTACATCACCAGTATCATAATTATTTCTTATTCGTAATTTACCAGCGAATGTAGACATAAGTTCTGTCATGCGTTCTGTTTGTTCAGGACCATCATAGCAGTCTATTATTATACTGTGAAGTCCATGCAATGTCAATGCATGATGTGGAACCTTACCACTCAACAAGCGATCACCATTGGTAATCATTTCAGTAAAGAAATACTTACTGAATCGTTTTATTATTTCAAGTATATGAGGATTAAGCATTGGCTCACCCCAACCTGTAATATGTATATCTCCTGAAAAGCCGTCTGCATATAATTGTTCGCTAAGATTCTCAGCAGTTTCTATAGTCATGTGCAGTTTACGATTAGGATATATGCTAGGATCACTCCTAGGACAGAAGCTACATGTTCTATTACATAGCTCAGTAGGATTTATTTCCACAGTTGCTAATCCTAATAATGCTGGATTAGTTATGTCTGCTTCTTTGTACCTATCTTTTCTGTATCCAATATGCTCTGCTAAATCACTCATAAATCTTTTCGCCACAAACTTATATTACATCTCGTATTACTTATCCGTCTTTCACGACTAGGATCTGATTTGTAATTTGTATCTACTAAGCTGATAGGGAAGTGATCGTAGCCCTCATATATCCAACCGTCTGCTTTACGCTTAAACATGTACTCGCCCATGATAAACAAGTCGCCTTTGAATACTATTGAACCTACTAATTTCTTAGCAATTTCTTCCATACCAACTCTGTGTACAGCGTCTGTGTAACTGAATGTTGGTAGCTCTAATCTAAATTTGTCTGGATTGCTTGCATACTTTTGTGATTTACGTAGGAATAATGCCATACCTCTTGCCCATGGCATCATCTGTTCATCTTTATAACTATAACCATCATCACCCTTTGTGAATACTGGCTCGTCATATCGCCATGTAAATGTAGGATGGTTATGCATTACAAACTTTTCTTTTAATTCATCAGCAGAATTTATTACAGTATGTTCTCTTGTCCAATGTATAGGTTGTTGATCTATTTCAGGATACCAAATGTAGAAGTATGGCACACGTTCTAAGTCCAACATGTATACACATGCAATCTTTTTATCACCACCAGGGTGTACAGTATAGTACCTGCCATGATTAAACATTTGCATTGGTGCTTGAATACCTTTATCCCTTATGTCATAAAGTAACCAAAGTATCTTTGCAAACTTATACACATGATATAAATCATCATCTAATGCCCATTGGTTTCGTGTAGTTGTTGCAAGACTTCTACGCTTTTCTAATGGTATATCACGTAGTCTATCAATAGCATGGCTAAATCCTTGCATGACTTGTCCCAGTCTACCATTCAAAGTTGTACAATCCAGTATACTTCGCAGTTCTTGACTACTGGATTCCATATATATGACTTGAGCTCGCCCAGTTGTTTGAGCCCAGTCAAAAAACTTCTCTAAATTATCACTTGACATGTGTGGAGTTTCTCTGTATAATAAATACTACTATAACTATATTTAGTGTTAGGAACTTCATGTTAGATGTATTCATGCTCACGTTTGGTGAGCCAGAGGCAGATGATAACTTTGCCCACCTACAAACTTTTGCACCACATGCAAAACGTATTGATGATATACCAGGACTATTAAATGCACATAAAGCCTGTGCAGAGGAATCACGTACTAAATATTTTTATGTATGTGATGCAGATGCTTGGATACAACCAAACTTTCAGTTTAAATTTGAACCAAGCAATACAAAAGAGGCTTACCCTGGTGTCAAAGAAACAGAGTGTGTGTTTACATATCGTAGTCATAATCCTATTAATGATCTCATTTATGGATATGGTGCAGTCAAGTTATTTCCCAAAGACAATCTACTCGCAGTCAAAGAATTTAAAGTAGACATGACTACAAGTATTGGTGCAAAGTTTAAGCCTCTATTTGAGATAAGTAATGTTACGGCATTTAATACTGATCCATTTAATACCTGGCGTAGTGCATTCAGGGAGTGTACAAAATTAGCAAGTGGTATTGTAGATCATAATAAACAGACAGATGATTACTACAGATTACAAGTCTGGTGTGAGCGTGGAGACAATCGTAAGTATGGCGAGTATGCTTTGCTTGGTGCTCAACAGGGTAGAGACTTTGGTAATCACTATAAAAACAACGTTGAAGCCTTACGTAGGATAAACGATTGGGAATGGTTAAAGGAAACATTTAATGAAGCACTCTGATTTTCAAGAGACACACCATTGGTTATGTGGACTAAGCGAATACTTTCGCTTTACAGAAGCATATGACGAAGACTTTGAATTAATATTCCGTGCATTATATCATGACAACAAATATCGTAAACGTGATCTATTAATTAATATGGCTAAGAAGTATGCACGTAAGGAACTTGCAGGTATACATGAAGCACAAAAAGAAGAGATGTCTGACAAGTTACAGAGCTTCTTTAATATTGCATTGCATAGTGAACTAGATGATTATGATATAAAAGCTCGTAGTCTTATAGGTTTCCTTGCGTGGTATATTCCAGATGAATCCTTACTACAAA